AAAGATGAAAGATGAAAAACCACTAAGAATGATAATAATATTTACACCTAAGGGAGAAACAAGCGCGCTAGTAAATATAAAACCAACATACGTTAAGTCCTTTAAAAATGGCGAATTAATAATAGGAGAGGTACAAGAATAATGGTTTGGGAATTAAAAATAAGAAAGGTTGAAAACGGCTTTATAATTGAACACGAAGACGCAGACCACGAAGTAGAAGGCACTATGATTCAGCATTTAATTACAATAGTGGATAACCCTATGGATGAAACTGACCACGCTGAGTTAAAAGCTATGCACGACTTACTTTGGTACGTTAAAGAATATTTTGCAGTTGTATGGAGTAAGCATCACAAAGAGAATCTAGATATTGAAATTAAAAAGATTGATGCTGCCTTCCCCGACGTTAGCGAGGTGAAAGAATGACTGATATAATAAAAGTATGGGAAGAGCGAGTTGAAGAACAAAAGCTATATCGCAAGCTAGAAAAGGAAGCCCACGAGAAACAGATGCAGGCGATTAAAGAACAGCTTAAATTAATAATGAAAACTTATGTGTACCCCAATATACCCAATTTAAAAGATATTGTTAAAGATGAAGTTAAAAAAGTATTCGCAGACGCAGAGGTGAAAGAATGAGCATAATAATACAAATAGCAATATTAGCCTGTACTATGATTTTATGTTTCATAGCAGGTTACATATTCGGACTAACTAAATGAAGAAAGAACCAGTTAAGTGTCCGTTTAGAAAATGGACGCAATATAAGTCATGTTCTGTAAGAGCAGAACGAGGAAAAGCGGCTTGCCTAAAGTGTATGAAACTAAAAAACTGCTGTAAAAAGCTAGGTAAGGACATCAATAAGGTGGTAAAATGATGACCATAATTGATTTAAAAGTCATAAGTCAAATGACAATATCCGAAAGGGTGAAAACAAGATGGAAATAAAGGCACAGACAATCTGGGCAGCTATAATTGTTGGACTAATTACCTTCGCTATTGGCGGAGCAATTTTCTACGGTGTAGCGTCTGGAGAGACAATCGACAACGAAAACTACTTTGATGCCGATTACCTTGCTGAGAACTTTGTTGCGACAGAATTAGTACCAACCGCAACGGATGGCATGGTAACGATTGACGGAATACTTTATACTATTCCAACAGAAGTAGAAGATGAACCAGTGACGCTGACCGAACTTGATGAACAACTAACAGTACGAGAAGCCGCAGTCGCTTTATTCTTAGACGAATGGAAAGCAGAATTTGAATTTGAGGATAAAAATGGTGACTACGGTGATGCAAATGAAACCTACGATTATGAAGAAGTGGTTGAAGACTTAGGTCTTGATATTGCATTAGAAGATTACCCAAACGTAGAAAAGAAATATGATTTACTTGACGACGTAACCGCAGACGAAGTAGACATAAAGGACAACGAATGGGAGACAGAGTTTACTGTTGAAATCGAGATTGACGGAACTGACTACGAATACACTATTACAGGCGTAGTTGAAGAAGGCGAAGCTGACGATTTAGAACTAGCTCAGGTTTAAGCGCCTGGGTTTTTTTATTTTTTTTAATCATATAAGTTTTTATAAAGATAGTAATTAAATTAATCTTATGAGGCGAGCTTAGGTGATACTGCGATGGGGTGCGCTGGGGTGGGGCACGTTGAGAGATGGCGCGTTGAGGTAAGATATGGCAAGGAAACTAAAATCAATAAGAAACAATTACCACCGCCAGGGATGCACAAATATTTATAAATGTTTCAAAAATCATATAATGGTGGGAGCTAACACAACTAAGGAGCATTTACTAGCAGTAGCAGAAGTATGTTGGCAATTAAAAAAAGACGGTCACGATTTCATAACTGAATGTGTACCGAATAAAGAAAGCTCGCGCCGCGTAGATATAGTTAATTTAGATACAGGAGAAGAAATAGAAGTCGAACATACTGGCAAATTTAAAGAAGGAACTAAGAACTACAAAGTGCTTACTAGAGAACAATATGAGAAGCTGAAGAAGAAAAAGAATGGGTAATCAATCACTATATGAGTGGGCACACAATAACGTAAAGTTCCAATTTAATCGTAGACCGCCAAAGAAGCGTAAACGATTAACGCACTGGACTGCGGAACATGATGGAACTCGCAAAAACAAACTATTAGAACAACGAGCAAAATCTGGAGGATTAAGTTGGGAATGGATAGTAAAAGCAATCAAACGAAAAAGAAAGGCGATGAGCCTATCAAAGAGGAAAAAATATGCCAGGAAAATGCAAATGCGGAAAGGAAGTTGAATTTATCGTAGATTGCAGAATAGACGAAATTCGTCTTAGGAGCTATCAAATGATGTATGAAAGAATACAAAGGAATTTATGTAGAGAATGTTACATAAAATTAATGGAGATTCTAAATGGAAATTAAACCAGAAGATTGTAAGATTACAGTATTAACTGAAGCAAAAATAAGAGTTTGTGAAATTTGCGGAAAAGAATATACTTGGAGAGATAGCAGAGGAGAAAGATTTTGTTCAAAATTATGTTGGGCTAAACATATGAGTAAAGCTAGAATTGGAGAAGGTAATCCAAGATTTAATCATGGTTGGAGACAATATCGCAGAATGATGGAAGATGTAACCGCTTGTCAGAATTGTGGTCGCCATTATGGATTAGAAATCCATCATAAAGACGGTAATCACAAAAATAACACTCTAACAAATCTTATTAAAGTATGTCGAAGATGTCATATGTTAATGGACGGAAGATTGGAGAATTTAAATTATAGAAATTCAGGAACAGGATTATGTGCTGGTGATAATAGTGGTTGTTAATGGTAAAACTTGCCTATGCTGCGGAGCTTGCTGTAAAGTTCTAGCATTTAACGATGTGCCTGGCATAAATCAGCCTGAAATAAGAGAACAACTGCTTAAACCAGGAATTAAAGGTTTCGACATACCAAAACTAGCAAATTGTCGCATACTAATAGAATATTACAAAGCTAAAGGATTACGCAGAAAAGGAAGTCAATTAACCGTACCAGCGTTTGGAAAGATTTGGATTGAAGGTCGAAGATTACTAATAGAACACCGCTGTCCGAAATTAACTGAAGATAATAAATGCAGTATATGGGGAAAACATCCTTTAGCTTGTAAAAGATTTAAAGGTCAAGGCGGAGACGGAAAGTATTACATCTGTAAAGAATGTGTCTATCACCCAGACAACCAATGAGATGTATTTATTGTCAGACACCAATTAAGAACAAAGCTTATTTTGGAAAGAAAAGATTAATCTATTGCAGAGAGTGTTTTAAACTTCTTATAAGCGTAATTGATTTAAATGTAAAGCGTCCAGTAAGGGATAGGTGAATTATAATGCCATATAAAGAAGTCAATATTCAAACCATAGCTCTTGGAGCAACCGTTGTAAATACCGAACCAATTTACGGTGAAATAATTTCTATAGTAGTAGATTATGACGTAGCATCAGCAGTAGGAACTGATTTAGTTATTCTTAATATTGATACGCCAATGGCTGGAGTACCGAATAATGTTTTTACATTTAACAATAATGCCGCTGACGGATGTTTCTATCCAAGAACAGAGTGTGTTGACATATTGGGCGCAGCAGTTGACTATGACCCACTAGGAGGACCACCAAATTGTGATGTTCACGATACTATGATGGCTTGTGGTAGATTAAGTGTTTCTATAGCTCAAGCCGCTCCAGCAGCAACACTCAACCATACAGTTTATATAATTTACAAAGCCGAGAGTAATCAGTAATCAAAGTCAAAATGGGATATCAACAAGTAGCCATAACAACAGATGCCGCAGGAGCTGGCAACGCAAGAACAGAGTACATAGAGGGCGAAATCCTTCATGTTTCTATTGTTTATGCAGGAGCAGGAGCAGGGACAAATGTAATTGTAAGCCAATTAGTACCATTAATTCCAATACTATCAATATTAGGTGCTAATGCAAATGGAATATGGTCGCCAAGAGCGGCTTGCGTAGACCAAGTTGCAGCAGGTGTTTACTATGACGCAGGTGGTTTAGCACCAGAGCAATTTAGAAGTAGAATATATACTTGTGGACCAGTAAACGTAGCAGTTAATGCGGCTGGTGCAGGAGCAGTTATTACTGTGTTAATAGTTTACAAGGATTACCCATCTGATTAAGCTCACAATGGCATCAAGGTTAAGAATACTGAAAGATACGTTTAGTAATGTGGTTAATCCGCAGATTAAACCAGTTAGCTCAGGTAATCTGGGATATGGCGACGAAAGGGTTGTTTCTGTTTTACATTCTGGCGCAGCTAGTGCTGATAACTATGCAGTAGATACAGCTTGGTTTTATTCTCCAATCTTCGGACAGCCTAGAAGTGGTGTTTCTCCAATAGTGTTGAGACAGTTCTCTCAGACCGTATGGGTCGCCGCCGCCATTAAGACAATTATAGACGAAGTTTGCTCACTACCTTACGAGATACCAGTTAAAGAAAAATATAAAGACGATTACGACGAAGACCGATGGAATAATGTTAAAACCTTTTTCGACTATCCGAATCGTAACGGAGAGAGCATAAGAGATATTTTCAAGAAAGTTTTAAGAGATGTTTTAGCCATGGACTGCGGAGTTATAGTTAAAGTATTCTCAACAGATAGTTATGAAAATGTTAAGAGCGTTCCGATTAGAGTAGGCAAAGCATACTTAAAGAAAAACAAAGATGAAACTGACAAACAAAAATCTGTAAAGTTCAAAACGTTCAAACCCAAGGGAGACCCTCACGTACATCTTAACGAGATTTATGTTCGAGACGGTAGTTCTTTTTTAATCAATCCAGATTTATATGGTATTTTACCAGAGGAAATTCCAGCTTATTTTCAGTATTCATATTTACATCCGAAAGGCGCACCAATAGGATTTCACAAAAGAGAGATAGTTTATTTCAAAATGAATCCAAGAACTCAGTCTTGGTACGGCTGGAGTCCTGTGGAGAGCTTAATCACAGTTTTAGAGAATTTAAACGATGCAACTCGATTTAATAGAGACTTCTTTAGAGAGAGCGCAATTCCATCTGGAGCTTTATCACTCTTAGGAGCCAATAGTGCTAGCTTACAGAGGTTTAAATCAGAGTGGGATAAAAACATCAAAGGTAAGCCGCATAAATTAGTTATGTTCAACGAGGAAGTTAAATGGCAACCTTTCACAATTAACAATAGGGACATGGAATGGCTTAACGGTCAAAAGTTCTATCAGCGATTAGTATGGGCGATGTATGGAGTGACGGCTGACGAGCTTGGCTTTACTGAATCTTCTAACCGTTCGGTAGGCCAGGCTCAAAGCAGAGTATTTGTTCGTAGAGCAGTTATGCCTCACATACAGTTGTTAGAAAGGAAATTTACTAATGATATTATTACAGAGTTCTATGAAGGCGAGCCTGAATGTGAACTTAGATTTGATTATGTTGACCAGCATGAAGGACTACTCCATAGGGAAGAAGAATGGAAAGATGTTCAAATGGGAATTAAGACTCCAAATGAAATAAGACAAGACCGCGGCCTGGAACCATTAGAAGGCGGAGATGAATTAAGAGGCGCATCACAATCATTCGGAGAGGAGGAAGAAGAAGGTGAAAAGAATGAAGCTTCTAACAAACCAATATTAGGTTACGAGTACGAAAGCGAGGAAGAAAAAGAGAAAGGCAAGATGCTAACTTTTGAACAGTTTAAAAAAAAAATCTCACAAACCCTGATTAAGAAACCTACTAAATTTAAATCGTATGCTGACGCTCTATTAGATTATTATAAAAATGTTCAAGCATTAGTTATGGATGCTTTTGATGAAGAAGTAGCTAAAAAAGCTTTGACAAAAGACTACTCTAGCTTTCTAAGAACTATTACTCCTTTCTTTGTATTAAATAAAAAGGTTAGGAAACAAATTGCAGAGTTCTGTAAAAAACAATTTAACATAGGTATAACTGAAGCCGAGACTGAGTTAAACATAGACATAGGATTTAGACAGCAAGCCATTCCTAAAATAGATATATTCGCAAATCAACAAATTAGTGGTTATAGGCTACCCTCTGGAAAGATGTGGCATGGTATTCAAGGGGTCAACGCTAAAATGCGCGAACGTATAGCTGAAATCTTAGTAGATGGAGTAAAAAACAGCGAAAGAAGTAAGGTCATAGCCGCTAAATTGAAAGAAGAAGTCTTCGCAAAAACTAACTATGATACTTATAGGTTAGCTAAAACAGAAAGTGCTAGAATATCTGGCGCTGGAAAACTCCAAGCTTATATGGACGCTGGAGTAAAAGGTAAGAAACACTGGCTAGCATATTCACCAACCGCCTGTGCTGTATGTAAATCTCTCGACGGAAAAGCAGTAGAAATAACAGATAAATTTAAAACAGTAGTTGGAGGTAAGAATTATGAGTTTGACGGTAATCCCGCTCATCCAAATTGTAATTGTAATGTAGGAGTAATATTAAAATAAGTGATTAAAATGATAATAAAAAATAGAAGCAAAGACAAAGCTCCACCAATGAGTGAAGCGTTAAAAGATATGTTTGAAAAAGAACAGCGAGTAATAGCCACTGGACCGCAAGGTGGAAGAATTGTAGGTTACACTTCTGATAGAACACCAATTTATGCTGGTAAACCATCTAAGAAGCCTAAAAAAGAACCTAAAGAGGATAAACCAAAAGATAAAGGAAAAATGGGCGAAGGAGCTAAGGTGGTATATTTAACTCCTGGTGGCGACCTAAAGAGAGGAACAGTAACTGAAACTTTCAAAGATAAAAGAGGTAAAGAGTGGCTTGGAATTAAAGATAGTAAAACTGGAAAGGTAGAGACCGTTCCACGCGACCAAGTTGATTTTGCAGCAGACTACGATGCTAGGGTTAGTGCAAATCGCGAAATGCCAAAAAAGGAAAAAGAACAAAAGATAGCACAAGAATATGAAGATGGCGCGGACTATGAGTATTTAGCATCTAAATATGGCGTATCTAAGCCAGAGGTGTTAAATATTGTAGAAAACGAGAGGAAGGCAAAATTAATGGAATACCAAAAAGCTTCAGATAAACTTCACACAGATTATAAAAAGGACTCAGTTAAAAACGAAGGATTGTGGGAGAAAACTAGAAATGATGCCGCCGAAGCACGCGATAAAGTTGTCAGCAAACATGGAAAAGAGTCAAAAGAGGCGACTGATGCTAATACTAAATATGAAAAAATCGTAGATGTTGCATGGGATAAATTTGAGAAAGAGAGAAGTAAACTTGATGCCAAATATAAAAAAGACAAACTTAACCTTACTAACAAATACAAAAAGAAGCCAAAAGATAAGCCAAAGAAATCAATCTGGAACGCTTTAAAATTGAATAAGTAAAATGGGATGTAAAAAACCAAAGGGCGGAGGAAGTAAGCCTAGACCTAAAGAGGGAGGAAAACCTACTCCTGCTCGTACCGGCAAGAGAAAGTAAATAGAGAATGGACAGGATACCGATATGCGACGAGTCAGGACTCAGGGCGGTTACGGTCACAACAATCGGACCAAATGAGGCCCTAGATGTGAATATAATGGGCGGAGTTGTTGTTGCCGCAGTTGGTTTTCAGGTTCGTAATTTAGGAGGTATATGGCAAGATGTCGGTTATTCTGCAATACCACCGAGCATACCAATTCCAACTATACCCTGGGATGGCGTAAATCAAGGCGCAATAAGTCCAACATGGGTTGCTTTGCCAGGTAATGAAACTTTGCCAGCTTTGGCAACTTCAGCAGTATGTCATGGTGCTTACTTTGCAGCACCAGCAGGACAAGAAGTTCAACCGTTTTTAATAGATTTAGATGATGATGTTATAGTAGATGGACAATATCCACAATTAGTTATACCACTTCTTTATTCTTACGAACCAGTTGGAGCTAGCTGGAATAGAGTTCATAATTCTGCTTTATGGTTAACTACGCCTGAAAATGAAGCTAATAGAGGATTATACACCTCAGCCGCTAATTACGGATACTATTTAGCAGGTGGCGTAGGTACAAGAGCTAGACCGCTTTTAATGGATTTAGATGACGATTGGATTGAAATAGAGCAAATACCTCAGTTAGTTATTGCAGAGTTACATGGATATTGTGACGAACCGCAAGAAGAACGATGGCAAAGAGTTCATACTGATTGTTTAGGTAATTTGAAAGTTACCATAGGCGGTGGATTAGATATTGGTTATTTAGATGATAGTTTATTTCAAGTTGGAGTAGATTGGGGCGCGGCGGTAGGTGGAGTTTATTCAGTAGACCCAGTTGACCTTAATGATTTTGGAGTGTTTAGAATATCTGCTTTACGTTCTCAATATATTCGCATAACAGATGATACTACTGATTTAGCAGTAGCTGTTCCAGGCGGAGCAATAGGTTCAGGAATATTGTCTTATGGTTTTAATCAAGCGGCAGGACTTATAAATCCAATACCGTTAGTAGCAGACGCGGATGCCATAGACCAGGGAATTATTGCATACGGTTATGTAAGACCAGTAAATGGAGTAAATCCAATACCGCTTATTTTAGACGGCATGGTTGGACCAGATTTGTCAGTTTCTGTTGGTTGTTATGATTGGGGTACTGGTTTCCATCACCCTTACCCGATGCACACACAAGGAACGATGGACGCGGCGCAAGTGTATAATATACCTGTCGGAGGAATTGATTATAGAACAGCACAATTTACAGCTTTTGGAATAGATGTAGATATTTCAGGTAGACAATCCATTCGCCACCAAGGTACAGATAGATATTTCAATATGCCTGTTTCACCAGCAGATGTAACCACGCCATTAAAGGTAATGGAAGGCAAAAAGGAAATATGGTCAGATGACTTCTTATATTGGTATGACGATTGCGAAACCAAGAGTGGAGGAGGCTGTTCAATATGTAAGTGGCTAACTGATACAGATGTCGACCCAGCAGGAGATGGATGGGACCCACTAGCTTGTCCGCAAGGAAATAGCACAGTAGGATATGTTGAATTTGACTCTCCAGGTTCAGCTACGTTTACAGTTAGACCTTATGAAGGAAATTGGTTTATGAAGTTAGGAGCTAGTTATTATGGCGAGCCAGGCACACTCACCGCAGCAGAATGTTATACTAAGCTAGGTGAGATTACAGAAAAGAGAATGTCTTTAGAGTTTTGGTTTAGTCCAGGTGGTTTTTCATTTTATCCAGTAGCAGGACACCCAGCTTATGGATTACTATTCGGATTTTATTTATTTGACCAAAGAAGAAATACAGAAAAACGATATTTAATAAGATATAATTGTCAAATACTTGCTTGGCAATATTATAATAATGCTGCCGCATGGGTAACTATAGCACTAGATACAAGACCAGTAGCCGCAGGCAGAGTTGGTGTTTGGAACCCATCAGCAACTTGGAGTTGGCAATACATTAAACTATGTATAGATGATATTGATGAAGAAATATCCTCGCTCACATATCAAGACACAACTTACGCAATAGGAACAGCCGTTCACACAACAGCAGGCACAGGCGGAAGAAGTGGTTTAATACCTTATTTAGCAGCAGAATTAGCTTGCGGCTATGCAGAAGGAGAGGATTATGTTGGCGCGATTTACTTCGACAATATAAAAATTTATATCAATGACTTGGAATTGTATCATGATGGGCCTGGCAACTTCGGTCAGCACACAATCGGCGTAGCCCCTATCTAGTAGGTAAATAAAAAATGGCACATACCCAAAACGGAAGAATGTGGATGAAACAAGATGAACGGTGGACTAAGCGTAGCCATGTAGCATTCCTAGAAAATAATCCAGAAATTAAACAAATACCTAAAGGCTTTGTCATACATCACAAAGATAGAGATAAATTAAACGATAACATAAATAATCTTGTGCTTATGGACAATTCAACTCATGGTAAATTACATCATCAAGCAGGCGACTTTAGATTAACACCTTTTAAGAAAGGACATAGGCTATGGGTGGGGAGAAAACATACAGAAGAAACAAAAAGACGAATAAGTGAAGCTAAAAAAGGACAGATACCTTGGAATAAAGGGAGGAAGGAAAAATAGGAAACGACAACTTGCAACCAAATTATCCAGCATGGGCAATACTTAGAGGAGCGAATAGCATAATTGGAGTTACAGCCACAACAATAGGTGCAATACAAGCCATAGATGTTAATGTAGCTGGCGGAGGCGCAGGAGGAGGATTAGCTCAATTACAAGTAAGAAGCGGAGCCGCAGTATGGACAGATGTAGGGTACGCAGGAGGTAATTTACGAATACCCACTGCTTTATTATCAGAATATCTTGATGATGCCGTTTTTACTCCCGATACAGATATGGGTATGGCTGTTGGCGGCTATGCTGGACTAGGTAATGTAGTAAATGCAGGTGATTTCGGTGCTTTTGCTATGAGTATATATAGAGAGCAATTTGTTTCCATAAGTCAGAATGGAACTATTACTTCGGTTCAGCCCACATGGATGCAACCGATACAAGACGAAGCAACAAACTCTCTAGCGGTAGGCGCAGGAAATTATGGCTATTACGGTGCTGGTGCAATTAATCAAAGGATGCGCCCATTTCTTTGTGAATTTGATGATGGAATAATAGCTCAACAACAAATAGCTCAATTAGTAATAAATGAGAATTATTATTATGATACTATTGAAGCCCAATGGCAGAGTTGGCAAGGGGCTTTAGGGTGTGGTGATGTAGCAGTCCATGATGGAGCTGGTACAGCTATTGACTCTGAAGCGCATCATGCAGACCAGGGATTAGACGTAGTTGAAATAACTGGTGTAAATGATATTAATAGTTGGGCATTAGCTCCAGGCGTAGCACCACCAACTCAAATGGCAAATGTAACGCCAATTAGATGGGTTATATTCTCAGCTAGACAAACAAACGCAGGAAATATGTTAATAGGAACAGCAGCCGTAGTACATTTAACAATACCGCCAGGCGTATGCTTGCCTCGTATGGACTGTCCGCGAGGAATTAATCTAAATAGTTTCTGGTGTCAAGGCGCAGCAGGAGATTGGATAGATGTCTTTTATGGGCAATCATTTTAAAATGGTAAATGAAATAATCACATTAATAGTTGGAGTAGGAGTTCCAATAGTGGGCGGCGTAGGGGCTATGTGGTATAAAATGGGCAAGGTAGAACAAAAAGTCACTGGCAACTGCGGTCATATAACTGAATTAAAGGGCGAAGTTAAAAAGATTAAAGAGTATATATTCAACGGACGGAGTAAGAAATAATGGGTGGAATGATAAGAGTAAATTTAGAACGGTTTATCTGGTATAGAGACTTTCAAACTAAGAAACAAGTGTTCTATATTGAGGATGAAAAAGAATTTAGATTTTTTATGCAATCGCCAGAACTTATAGTCGCAACAAGAATTAGCAAAGAAGAAATCTTTAAAGACCTACCAGAAGATTCCGACTTAGCAAGAGATTTCGCTTTATACGCTTTTAAGAAAACCTACTTAGGAGCAGATGCAATTCAAGTAGATGAATATTACCTACCGCTAATGGTTTCTAGTGAAGACTTTGAAAAGGAAAAACCTAAAATGCAAGAAGCCGAAGAACTACCTTATGTAGAAACTGAAGCAGAAGAAGTTTTAGAAGAGCCTGAGCATGTAACGAGATAAATTAATTAATAAGCGATATTGATTTAAACATAAACTGTCTAGTTTTAGCATGGCAGATACAACAATCGACAAACGAACTATTGTTTGTTCAATTGGAAAATCGATGGATGGAAATTTTAAAGCAATACTATCGGACAATTCTATTGACAGAGATGACGAATTTATGGGAGAAGCGCTTCTAGCAAAATGGGCTAGCGCACCTAACCAATTTTTGCCTATGTTAGTTGACCACAAGAACGAAGTCGATAATTTAATCGGCGAGTGGAACAGCGCGGAGATTGTAAAGAGTAATAAACATATTGCACTTACAATGAAACCTAAATTCTTTGATGCCAATCCAAAAGCTGTAATGGTCAAAGGTATGTTGGAGCAGGGCGCACAATTAGGCTTATCTATTGGCGCAATACCTAAAGCGCATGAAGACGTAGATATTGACGGCAAATCATTCAGAAAATGGACTGACGCAGAGTTATTAGAAGGGAGTATAACGCCAATACCTTCTAACAGAAATAGTTATATGGCGTTAGCAAAATCCTTCAATTTGGAGGAGGAAGTAACAAAAATGGCAGATGAAATAAAAAAACAAGAAACCGAAGCAGTTGAAACTCCTGTCGAGGAAACCACCGAAGCACCAGCAGTAGAAGCTAAGGAAGAAACTGTTGAAGCCGAAGCTGAAGAAGCCAAAGAGGAAACTCCTAAGGAAGAAGCAGAAGCTACGGAGGAGACTAAAGAGGAAGAAACTGTCGAAGTAGAGAAATCAGCTAAAGTTCTTAAATCGGAATACCGCTCACCAGAAGAAACAACTATTGTAAAATCTGAACTAAAAATAAATAGTGTTTTCGAGGCAGCGGCTTTGATGAAAGGAGCTAAAACTGATACATGGGGGAATGAATAAAATGAGAACAGGATTTGGCGGAGCAGATATGCCCAACGCAGTGGCTGAGGTAGCCTATGAACAATCGTTTATGGGTATGCCAGAAGGCACTTATTCGGACGGTTTGCGAAGCATAGACAAAAGAAAAGAAATCGAGCAACGATTTATTAAAAAAGTGAAAGCATTAATGACTAAGGACCTAACCACAACTGGAAACGAGTACGCATCTGGTGTATTATACTCGGCTGTAGCTGGTAATTTACCTGTATTGATACCTATTTACGTTGATACAGATATAATTGATTTGGTACGAAGAGAAACACCGCTTTATGAATTGCTACCTAAGAGAGCAATCAAAGGCAAGTTCGCAGATTTCAACCAAATGACAGTGAGAAACGCAGGAGCATTCCTACCTGAAGGCGCAGCATTAGC